GGGCGTCGTTATCCGCGTAACCCACGAATTGGAAGGCATACTTGGGTACGTCAACGTGCGACGCGGTACCGTTTAGCGCTACGCCATAGGTTTTCGTTTCTTTATCATCCGTGGAACCGAGGTGCATACGGACCTTTTTCAAAATTAAGTATAGGGGGGTGCCATCGGGACAACTGTCTTTAAAAATATTAAAGGTACGTACCCGCCCCGCAACGGTTAAATTGAGGAGTCGCTCTTGGGGCTGGTCTGCTTCGTCGCCACCAATCTCCCCCTGTACGATACCTTGGGGAGCCCACTCGTCCAATATGCCACTCATAGTCGGAGCATTGTCCTCAAGGGTCAACTTGGCGAGATAAAAGTTCATCTGGGGGAGGTTCATCATGGTGTGCATTCGGGCATTCCCCTCCGTGGGGGGTCGGGTCTTTCGAATAAAAACAATCTGTCCGACGTTAAGGGCCTTGTCAAACCCCGACTTGAAGCGCCGTACCACGTAGGCATAGTTTATGGTGTGGTTGGTCTGAAACCCGATCGTCTGGTTCACGACACGTGAGGGGTTCATCCCCCCAAAGGGGAATCCGCCGCGCGTATACGACGCATTCCCCACCAGACCGGTATTGTCGTTCTTCTTTTCAGTGCCGGGGTTATCCCCCATATAGAGAGAAGGCTGACCTTTGGTGGAACCTGGCTGTAAGCGTGCGAAACTCATAGTTGTTGTATATGTCTACGTGCCCGTACCCTTATATATAATTGAAACTTTATAAATACAATACTCTACAGAGAGTCCATATGCAATGACTAAACGCCCCCTTGAAGGAGATGTAATAAATTACAATGAGGCGCGCAGGCAGGTGCACTCGGATATATTAAACCTGTCGCCCTGGTGTAAGGCCCTGGGCACGCACTATGAAAAGGTCCATCAGAAGGCACTCAGACGGCAGATTATACCCCAGCGCTACAAACTGTACACACAGGAGTACCTCGCCGCACGGCCCTCCCATGCGGACCGCCTCCTCCGGAAGCTGCGGGAGACGCTCAATTTTTTTGACGGCATTGGGTACCAGAGGTCCGTGCATCAGAGGGAGTTCCATGAGTCCTTTATCGCGGCCTGCATTAGGCACATTTACAAGGACGAGTTTGCGGACAACTTTGTAAAGATTTTACAGGAGAACTGCTGGGAGGAGGCCCGTCAGGAGGTTATGATTTGCTGCCCGCGCCGGTTCGGCAAGACATTTGCCACGGGCATGTACGTGGCGGCCTACCTCTACTGTGTGCCCGACGTGGAGATTTGCATCTTCTCCCCCTCGCGGCGCCAGTCTGAAAAGATGCTCGAGCTCGTGCGGACCTTCCTCCTCAAGCTCCCCGGTGCCAAGGAACGCATCATCAAGTACAACAAGGAGCGCATGTGGCTCAAGGGCACCGAGGGCGCGGAGGACGTGCGCAAGGTCTCCTCCTACCCCAGCAAGGTGTCCACACTCAAGGGGGTGGGGGGTGACCTTATCATTTGCGAGGAGGCCGCAGCCATGGACACGGCCGTGTTTTACGAGGTCGTCGTGCCCCTCCTCGAGTTGGACCAGACGGCCCTCATTTGCATTTCCACTATCCTCGACTCGTTCAATTTCTACTCGAAGCTTCTCGACCTGGAGGATGAGAATGGGGACCCCTTCTTTGTGATCCATAACTTTGTCATGGCCTGTGAGAACTGCCTCGACGAGGGGACCCCCGAGACGTGTACGCACATGTTCAACCAGCTCCCCCCCTGGCAGTCGGCACGCAAGCACAAGAAAATCCGCGCCATGATGGAGGACCAAAAGGAGCTCATGATCCGGGAGACCATGGGCATCCAGTCGGACGCGTTCGGGCAGGCCTTTAAGACCCGGGCACTTCGGGCCTTTGTGCGGCGGGTCCAGATGCCCCTCAAGACGGCGCTGCTGCCCCGACAAGTCTTCATTACCATTGACCCCAGCGGCGGGGGGCAGTCTCACTTTGCTCTCGTTTCGTGTTATTACGAGAATGGTCTCATGGTCGTACGTTTATTTTTTTTACTGTCTACGCCAATACCCATGCCTGTGTGCACTTGCGGATATATACACTAATACTCAGCTCATGGTCGAGAAAGGCCTCGGTCGTAGCATGGAGGGTGGAGAAAAAGGCCTCGTGCTTAACCCTAAACTCGGGTTCACTGTCACATAAGTGGCGCTTAAGTTCGGCTTCTCGGTTAAGGGTCATTAGGTATACGAGTTTTGCCCCCTCTCCCACGGCCGTGTCTAATAGTGTGTATAGGGACTGTAATTGGTCCCCGTACACCCCGTGGAGATATCTCTGAATACTCCGTATATACCGACACAGAATATCCTTTTCGGACTCGACCAGTATTTTATAGAGGATGCTATTATTCATGACTCACGTGAGTTTCGTCGTTCCTCCCCCTTATATACACAGGTATGTGGACTAGAATCCATCCCCGCACGTACGCCCTCCGACTATGAGAACTGCCTCATCAACCACAGCAATGCATTGAGGAAGGACACAAAATTAAAGAATGCTGTTTTTGTCGTTTGTCCAGAGGCCAACCTGGGGTTCGAATCGTCACACATTGCACGCATTATGCGTCGCGTAAAGTTTACGGTCCTCATGTATGAGACCAAGAACGAAATACCCGGCATGCTCACGACCCATCAGAGCAAGGAGGTGATGTGTTCCCTCCTCAGCGACAAGTTGGACCAGGACGCAGTGATGTTCCACGAAAATGTCGTCTGCACGTGCAGGCCACCCGCAAAGATCGTCAAGGAACTCTGTACACAGGTCCAGAACTATAACATTGTCTATGCCGTACCGGACAAGATGCAACACTTTCAGTTTTCCAAAAAGACGTACTCGGGCAAGCACCACGGGAATGACGACCTTGCGGTAATGTTGCAATTTAATATTCTGGCGTATAACCGCTTCTTCAAGTCGAACAAGTATAATGCTCACTGGTAGTTAACGGTCATGGGGGCAGAGGGCGTGGGTGCCGCACTGCGCAGGCGTATATCCATCTCGCTTTCACTGAAGGGGCTACACGTGATCCCCGCCACGACCGAGGCCGATTGGAGCTCAATGTCTTCGTCGCTGTCCTCCTCCTCCTCGCCTGTATCGTCCCGAGGGGGCCACGCTTGACAAAACGCCGCGCAGAGGATAGACAGGTCGAGCGTTGCGCGGCAGAGGACGGGGTTGATGGTGTCGTCCGGGTGCGTCAGGGCCAGGGTGGAGACGAGGACTTGGGTGCTCAGGCAAATGGAGGTCGTTAGAAGCGAGCTCCGGTGGGATAAAATCGATGCGAACATGAGCCCTACCGGGGCGATGGCATTGTCGAGCAGGCGGAGCTCGTCCGTGAGCACCTCGTGCCACGTGTAGTATGCCACGAATGCGAAATAGGCGCCCGCCAGGAATGCGCCCAGCCGCTGGGACCGCATATAGAAGACCCGAAGGGCCGCGAATACAACGAACTTGAACAGGACCTGATCCGCGATCACGTACACCATGGTCACCTCGGTCTGATGGCCGCTGTAGGTGATGTAGGCCTGCGCGGCCGTGCGGATGCCCGCCAGGAAGACCAGCCCCGCGGACATCTTACGCGAGTTGCATGCAATGTAGAAGAGCGTGATGACCGTGGCAATGTCAAGACTGTAGAGGTAAATGTCCGCGGTTTGGACGGGCCAAATCTCTAATCCAAACATCCCGTATATACGTCCCTTCCCTAGGGCATTTATATATAATCGTAATATAAATAGTTTCACGGTTGGTCGTATGCGTCAATGATGATGTCGTCTATCGTACACTTCTGTATTACGGCATTCAACCTATGTATTGTCTTCTTCGGAGAGATACCCCCCGCAGGACCCGGGGGACCCGGGGGAGAGGGGTGGCTGCGGGAGGTGAGCGACCCTCAGGTTCTCCGACCCCTCATCGCATTTTTCATGTGCCTCCACGGCCTGACATTCTCCCTCGCGTCCTGCTCCGAGGGTCCAGTAGGGCGGCGGCACCAGGGGGGTCATGAGCGCACCGTGGTCTTTGACGATAACACGTGCCTAGTGTGCTGCGTGCCCTCCAAGGGGCGGGTGGCCCTGACACGCATCTCCTGCCTGCTTTTTTGCATTCACTTGTTCATTGCTGCGTGGGCTACGGTCCTTTTTGCCGCGGGGAGTGCCGCGGCTGCCTATATTCTCGTGCACCTCATTAATGTCCTATCTGTCGTGGCCTTGATGCATATTATGCGCTTTCTGGACGCGCGCCTGGTCATACTATTTATAGCAAACGTGGGGGCAACTATTTTTTATGACCTCTACACGGTTTTACTCGTGTAGTAGTATAAATATCCCCACCCCCTCCGTTCAAGCACAATGAGTCATACACGCCGCAGACTCATATATTCGGTCATTTCCAGAGACGAACTGCCCCCAGAACTGATACTCCCACCCCCCACGACCATTGACCTCACGATCGACATGGCACTTGATCAAAACCATATCATTGCCGCACTGGGGGCGAACGAAGACTGGTTGCGTCAGATAAGGCCCGCACTCACCAACGAACAGTTGCAAAACGGCCTAGGCATCGACCTTCCGATAGATGTATTGCAATACCTGAGCGCACAGTATCCATACCAGGACGTACAACAGGCCCCCCCTCAGAAACAACTGCTGGGGAAGGCGGAATGGAAGCAGAGCGGTTCTTGCAGGCGTTACAGGAAGACGGACGACGACCCCTATCACCAAAAAACGTGTGCGATATGCATTGACGCGTATCGGTCCAATCAAAAGGTGGTCCGATTGAATGCATGTGGACACGACTTTCATAGTAATTGCATCAAAAGATGGGTCATGCACGAGAGCGCCACGTGTCCTGTATGTAAAAAGAAGTGTTTATAAAAATACACACTATTATGCGTATCGCCCTGCCGGGGTCCGAGATGCTCGTTTTCTCTGCGGCGCGTGCCGCCGTGTTGGCCCTGGGGGGAGGAGGGATGGGACAGCGGCTTCCCGTCGTCGGTGCTCATACCGTAAAAAATCAGAAGAGACTATTTATACTTAGGCGGACCGTATACAAATAGCACCTCTGGCATGTATGGAGAGAATGAATTCATTTACCTCAAGTGGGAACAATTATTCGGGGTGCTGAGGGAAGATAATACAGTCCCAAGACCCTTTTTCGTCAAGGTCGCACTCGCTGCGGGGGTCATCGAACACGCTGACCTCTGCAATGTATTCGCGGACAGTGCGCACTGGGAGGGGAGTTATCCATTCCGAAAGTCTCTAGGCAATGTTCTGGGTTGCAGTGCCCTTGCACTATGGCCTTTATCCAGAGCTGTTGCATTGGAAAAGGGTACACTACCGATGCTCAAGGCATTCCTGAGCGGACCCGAGGCATTTAGGGCTTGGGGAGTTGACGAAGACCAGTATGATTATGGTGATCCGGTATTAGGTGAATAAAATTGGCATATACTAGTCACTAATCCTCGCATCTATTGGGAAGGTGGATATAAATAGCCCCCGTGCCGAGCACGTTGAAGCATGCCAACATGGCCCCGCGGGTGCGCTTGCTCTGCGGGACGCTGCTGGCGATATGTGGCTCCATGGTCATGCTGCTTCGCTTTCACAGCGGCGACATCGCGAGCACCGCCACTGTCGGCAACGGCGAGACCGTTCGCGCTGACTTCGCTCGCGCTGACTTCGCTCGCGTGAATGGCCTCCGCACGAGTACGAGGCGTGACCTAGCGGGGCTGCGGCGTCGCGTGGCGGTTCAGCATCATCCTATTTTTTGCTTTCTCGCGAGAGCGCCATGGTGCGCGCGACCGTTTCTGCGTATTCCCGGCGTTGTGCTCACGCGCGAGCGGCGGCCGGTGGACGTGCATGTGCCCCCGTATTTAGAAGAAGGGACATCTCTTGGGTAAGATGAATATAAATAGGCGTATATATCACCGTAATAGTATCTTTATGGAGACCATCTCTGCAAACCACTCACAGTACGACTTTCCCTACGGGGCATCCTCGTGCACATCTGCTGCGGTGCTCTTCGCGCGGTATTCTCTGGAGAAGGTCCCGGGGGTGGACGATCTAGATAAGATACTGGAGGCCGGGGCACTCCTCTGGCAAAAGTGGAAGTCCTCGGACCCAAATGCCTACTGCTTCCAGACATGGAAGAATGTTGTGGACACCTTTCCGCGCACATTTGCAGAGGTTGAGATCATCCATGAGAGCAATGGGTATATCGGCACGCGAGACCTCCCCCCAGAGGAGTTCCTATTCACCACCATAGAGGACTGTGTTCAGAAGATGTACGACAATGCACCATGCTCTGCCGTGATCACCTGTGCCTCGTCCTCCTTTGCACTGTGCTTCAGGGATGAGTATTACTACTTCTTCGACTCGCACGGGTGTTCCAAGACGAACGGCAATGCCTACATCCTACGCATGCAGACGAGGGAGGAACTAGAGGATTTTGTACAAACCAATTTATCACACGTGGAGTTCACGGCCTTAATCATACAAAAACAGACCTCTGGCAGATCGGACACGTAGGTTTGCGCATAAACCACTTGCCTATACACTCCTCATGATACAAGTGCGCACAGGGCAGGCTGCAAATCTCCCCATTCCCCAGGGGGTCAAAGCATATAGCACACATCAAGTCCCCGTCCGCAGAGTCGACGACCGTGGAGCACCTCAACAGCGCAATGTCCCTATGTGCCTCGGGCGTCACAATCGTGCGCGCATCTGCCACCATGCGCGGGGGCGTGAACACGGTGGGCAGCGCGGCCTCTTCTCTATGCCTTGCTGTCATGTGGTTTATGACCCCCACTGCCAGAGTGCAGAAGAAGAGGCTGGCGAATCCAAACACGCCCACCTCGTCAGACCCCGACTCGTAGGCAATAATTGTAATGCAAAAGAATATGCCCGAGACAATAAAAAAAAGCCAAACGAACACCGAATCGTTTTGCATCGTTTGAAGTATATTAAATATCGGATGATAGTATTTAACCCTCGTCGTGTCATATATATAATCACAATGTCGCGAATGGCAGAAATCGGTCAACGCGGAGTCAAGCGCCGGAAACATGAGGACGATCCCATCCTGACAGAGAATGCGAACCGTTTCACCATGTTTCCCATCCAGGACAGGGACATATGGGCCATGTATAAAAAGGCAGAGGCCTCCAGTTGGACGGCACAGGAGGTTGACCTCGAACGTGACGTGGCCCACTGGGAAAAACTGGGGGACGAGGAGCAGCACTTCATTAAGCACGTGCTGGCCTTCTTTGCGGCATCGGACGGCCTTGTCATTGAAAACCTGGTTCTTAACGTCATGAAGGCAGTGCAGCTGCCCGAGGCACGGGCCTTTTACGGATTCCAGACGCATATCGAGAATGTCCATTCCGAGATGTACAGTCTTCTCATCGACACGTACATTAAGGACGAGAGCGAGAAGGCCCAACTCTTTCGTGCCATTGACACGATCCCTACGATTAAGAAAAAGTCGGACTGGGCACTCAAGTGGGTGCATAATTACCGCAAGTTTGGGACACTCCTCGTGGCCTTTGCGTGCGTGGAGGGTATAATGTTTTCCTCCAGTTTCGCAGCCATCTTTTGGCTGAAGACTAAGCGCATCATGCCCGGACTGTGTTTCAGTAACGAACTCATTGCACGCGACGAGGGCCTCCACACGGACTTTGCAGTGTTAATGTTTAACAAGTTAAAGTCGCATAACCGCCCGCAGCGAAAACTAATAACCACCATTGTGAAGGAGGCCACGGATTTAGAGAAGGAGTTTGCAACCGAGGCCCTTCCCGTGAGACTCTTGGGGATGAATGCCTCTGCAATGTGCCAATACATTGAGTTTGTGGCGGACCGACTCCTCCTGGAACTGGGGTGCGACAAGGTCTACAATGTGACCAACCCCTTCAAGTTTATGGATATGATCTCCATGGACGGCAAGACCAACTTTTTCGAGCGGCGCGTGTCGGAATACCAAAAGGCGGGTGTCATTGAGGGAGAAGTGAGGTTTGCACTGAACGTCGAGTTTTAAAATAAAACTTATTTAGTATAACACTAAAAACACGAAACATGAAGATTCGGTCGTCTATGGATGGGCTACGTAAGAGGAGAAAGCGTGCACCGTCGTTGACTGTGACCATCGATCCACAGGTCTGTCTACTGAAGAAGACGTACTGGAATGAAGTTGAGGGAGGTCTGAAGCGCTGGGGCACGTACACGGTATGGGACTGCCCGTGCATGGAATGTTGCGCAGACTCTGTCATGTCGCGGATCATTGCCAGAGGGGGGTACTTCAACAAGGTTAGCCTGGGCCGGACCCCCGTCATGTGCGTTGCCTATGGCAGCAACGGCATAGAGGACGAATCTGTGTACGTGGACTGGTGGGAGAACGCTGGCGCGTACAGTAACGGCAGGGGGCGGCGCAGCAACTCGGAGTCGTGTTTTGACAGCAAAGGCGAGAGTTTACGGAGACAGTTTATAGACC